TTCGAACCAGCAATCGCCATTGTTTGCTCCGATATTTAAATGGTCTCCGTATGAAGCATAATGTGGGTTGTCTGAAATACGGATATTCCTTTTTGCCACAATACGATTTTCAAAGGTTTTCTCGCCATTAATGCTTTCGTTACCATTTAACCCCACCTTTCCATCTGCGGTAGTTTTGGCTTCTACTGCTTTGTCATAGGCGGTTTTGACGGCTTTTGAGGTTGCCGCTTGGGTTTCGCTGTCGCTGTTAGTGGCGGAGCTTAGTTTCGTGATGCCTCGTTTCTTGATGCTGGCAATCGGTAATTTGTGCGTATGACCCAGTTTATCTTTAGTGTTTTCGGTTGTGTCATCTAATGTGAGCGGATTCATACCCAAAAACGGCGAAAGCAAGCGACGATCTGTCACATTGCCTTGGCTGTCAATATCCGCCAGAATTTGTACATAATGTTGGCGGTTTGCAGTATCTACATAATCCGCTTTTGATTGCGTGAGATACTTAATTTCGGTTTGATATTCGCCCGTTACGGTGCAATGATGCACCACATCCGCATAAATAGAACAAGGCAAGCTATTAGCAGTAAGATGATGCTCTGTGCCTAAATCCATACGAACGCCTTCAACATAAGCATTGCCTGGTTGAATCGTAAATTGATTGCCTGTTTTACGTTTAACCAGAAAACTATCATCGAAAAATACTGCTCTGCCATACAGATCACGATTGGTTAAACGAATTTTTTCATCAAGTCCATGTAGTCGCACAGTAAAATCAATTTGCCAAGTGTTCGCATTGACATTAATGCCCGTTAGAGCTTTTGCGCCACTAAATTCTAAAAGCATATTGCGCGTAATACTGTTGCCTTGCACAGCATTTTTATTTCGGATTTTTTTCACTGTATCCGTTTGCACTGCAACAGCTAAAAGATTTTTAGAACGATTAATCAAACCAATAAAATTGAAATCAAAATCGCCTACTTCAGTACCAATCGTCACAGAATACACAACGGCATTTTCATTAATCACACCACTTTGCGATACGGCTTGGCGATGTACAATTTGTGCGGATGTGGGGATCGTAAGATGTTGAGTAAGATTGTTCTCATTTAAACCTGGAATATTGGCGAAAATAAATTCATCAAACTGTACTGTGCCACGTGCAATAGTTTGTTCTGCAACGTAGCGTTCAAATTGTGGCGTAATTAAACTAGCCATAAATAAACCTCTTATTATTGTTGTTATTATCAGTTTACTTTCACATAAAAACTTTGGTGATCATGGTTAAATTCGCCGTGATAAATACTCACAGTTTCTTTAGTGATCACTTCAAAGGTATAACGCCGACAAGTGCGGCCATATTTTCGAATGATTAAATTGAGTAATTCTGTTTTCTTTGCTAATTGTGAATCACTGATTCGAATTTTGATAACATCCCAATTTTCTCTGTCAAAACGTTCTTCAATTTCTACATAGCCAATGCCTAAGCGTTCAAAAATGCGGATAAAGCCCGCTTTACTGCCCGCATCTTTCGCATTTAAAAAGGCATATTTCACACGCTTACGGAAGAGTTCTAACGGCTCGCCCTCAAATCGTTCTACGTCGCGTTGATAGGCGATTAAATTTAAAATGCGTTCACTGCAGTGTTCTTCATCTAAAATATTGAAGGGAAACTTGACCGCACTTAAAACATAATCCCACCATTTTCCGAATAGCACGGCGATTTTGCTTAATTCGCCTTTATCCATCCAAAAAGGCAATTTTATTTTCATTTGCTTCCCTTACTTTTGCACAGTGACCGATAACTGCTGAATACGTGGAATAGATAACTCGCTTTGAATGTCGCTTTGCCCCCATACGATAGATGCAATTTCGCTGATGTTGTCGTGGATTTCTTCGCCTAATTTCGACCAACTAAAACGGCTAAAAGGGTAAGTTCTTGTTACACCATAATTATTATTTTCGCGAAATGCGCAGCGGATCATATTTTCCACTTGTTGCACGATTTCTTGTTTACGCACATCACCAACAAAAATAGATGGCTGGAAGTAAATGGCGCACGTTAAATTATGTTTAGTTTCTGGCATGGCGTAGCAAATTAAATCGTCACCGTGTCCATGAAAACCCTCGTCACGTACATGGCGATTGACTTTATCAATAAACGGCTGACTGGTTACACCCGTGTCCAATAACAAATAAGCGTTTGCTGTACCTGGCCCACGTGGTGCATCGTGTTTAAAATAAATTCTGTCCACCGATAAGGCGGCGACTTTCGCAATCATGCCTTTGTAAACACTGTCAATATGGTGTTGCCCAACACTCGAAAATTGCGTGCGATAACGTTCTCGTAATTCGTCGTTAGTTTCTCTGTCAGCACCTGGCGATGTTAGCCAATCTTCTAAATTTTCTACCGCACTTACCCCTGCGATAGATTCTGGCAAAATACGGTAATAACCTGCAGCCAAATTGAAATTTGCGCCAGCCTGCTCTGCGATTACTGGCACAGGCGCGCGCAACACACCTTTAGGAATAATGGTTTCTTGCGTGACAATCAAACGGAAAATCACATCATTAATACGCTCTGTCTGAATCACTGTGCCCGCTTTAATTGTGAGATCGGTTACATCGCTTTCTTTTGTAAAATGCACGACACCTTCTGCTTTTGTTGCGGCTTTAAAATCTAAGCCCACTGCCCAGGCTTGAATTTGTAACCAACTATCTTTTGCTGTTTTTACAAATAAATTCGGCAGAATTTCAGCAATTAAATGATCTGTCAGCCACTTCACAGGCTTAACCGCAATGGCAGTGATTAATCGCCAGAATGGGCTCATTCGGCTTGTGTTAGTAATCAATCCTTCTTCTGCAGTTAAGCGTTCAAATTCTTGTCGGATTTGCGTTTCTTCTGTGGGCAATCCGCTTTCAGCTAACATTTGTTTAAAATTTTCACTCATTTAAACGTAACTCCAATTCATCAAGTCGCCCAAATTCATAAGTTTCAGCGGTAATAAATAACTGCCCTAAACGTTCTTCGCTAATGGAAACAGTACCTGGAATCAAGCGCACATCTTCTTCAACCAATAACACCATTTGCAAAATAATATCGCGACGTAAAATGCGCGAACGCTCTGCGATAAGTTGTGTCGCCAATCCACTTTCTAAAATGGCGTGTTTAATATCTTGCGCAATAGATATTCGGTTATCGCAAATTAACGGCTGATTGCCGCTATCTAGCGTAATGTCTTCGCCCGTAATCAGTAAATCAAGGTAAAGTTTTTCCATTTATCACCCTGCCGCTAACTGTTCTTTATTGCGCAATTCTTGCTTAATTTCATTCTTATCGTATCCATAGAACGCCAGTCCGCCATAGTTTATCGTTCTTTGCTCGGTGCGGTTTTGTGTCAATGTTTTTGTTACAGATCCTTGAGGCATTGAGTTTAATTGTGGTTTTAGGTTATTTGGTAAATCAATACTTGGGGATTTTTTCCACGATGCATTATCTACTGCAGCGTTTAATCCTAAACTTGAGATATTTGACGCAGCAGTTACTGTTGTTACCTGTGCATCATCACTTAACCACGTATTCGGAATTTTAGGTAATTCAAAGCCAATTTTCCCACTCACTATATTGACTTTATCAATAATCCAGTTAATCGTATTGATAAATTGATCTTTAATCCCTTTTAAAATAGTTGTAAAAATTTGACCAATTCCTGTCGCTAAGCCTTTGAATATATCCCATGCGCTTTTACTCTCCCAATCATCAATGACATTATGCCAAGTGGCGATAATGACATCGGCGACATTGCTAAAAATAGTCGCTACCGCTTCAATTTGCCGTGCAATTAATTCAATAACGAAAAGAGCAACATCAAAAGCGAATCCAATCGCCTGTCCAACAGCGACACCAACATTTTGAAATAACATTGCTGATTCAGCATTTGCACTAAATAAACCTGCAATACGACCAATTGCATTTGACACTTTTTGTCCTGCTGATTTAACAATATCAAATGCACGATAAAGTGGTGCAAGATGAGACTCAAGACTACCGAAACCTTGTTTTACGCCATTCCATAAATCTTTTAACTGATGGCGGAATTTATAAATTGCGAGTCCTGCCAGTAATAGGATTGACAACGGGCTGAATGCAAAAGCAAAAACCAATCTAAGCATTTTCAAAGGATTGATTACAGCCCAAACAACGCTAATTAATGTTTTAAAACCAGCAAAAATCAACATAATTGCTGAACGAATCAACACTAGCGGTTTACCCAATAAAGACATTAAGGAAAGTAAACCACGAATTGGTGCAAAGGCAGCAATAGCCCCCACCTTTAACAAGCCTATCGCCCCACTGACAAGAGAAATCGTTGCAGCCACAGCCGCAAAACCTATTGATGCCCCTATGATATAACCAATCCAACGTGCAATATTTTTATAGGTTTTGAGCCAATCAATAAATTCTTGTCCTAGATCTGCCACCTTGTGCATAATAGGATCAAGTTTTTTCAATATTTCGCCGCCGATTGCTGTTTTGACACCCGTTATAATTTGACTAAGGCGCGACCAAGGATCAACCATTGAACGTGCCATTTGTGCCAAGGCTTTTGTGTCGCTGACTTTTGCAATATCGGCGATGTTATTTTTTAATTCTTTCGTTTTCGGCAAGAGTAATTTAATTAAATCGACTGCTTGATCACTGCCAAAGGCTTTTTTCAGTTTTGCTGCTTGTGCGACATCTAAAGTATCGCCAAATTTACCTTTAATTTTATTAAGAATGGTTACCATATCCAGCATATCGCCATTGGTATCAACAAAACTTAAGCCTAATTCTTTTTGCGCACCACTCACGCCAGCTAAAAAGGCTTTGTATTTTGTCCCTGCTTCGCTTCCGCTCATCGAGGCTTGTAAGTTACCTAACACGCCAACTTGCTCTGCCACATCAATTTTTGCAGATTTTGCGGCTGCGCCTAAAGATTTAAATGCCGCACTCATCCCATCGCCTGAGGTTTTAAACATTTTCACCGCAAGGGCAGTCTGCCCTGCGATTTTGTTTACCCAATTTGCATTTCCTAGTTTGGCGGCATCTTCAGCAAAAATCCCGTACATTGTGCCCATATAATTTGTAATGGTCGCTGCGCTGGCTTTTGTGCCCTTGGCTAATAAATTTGAGGTTTGGGTAAATTCGGCTAATTCGTTACCATTTAGCCCTGCAATCGCTGATTGAATATCGTAAGAAGATCGCACAAAATCCACCGCACTTTCGCCGTATTGACTGGAAAAATTAAGGGCAGTTTTGCTTAGTTTCTCTAACGCATCATCGGCAACCCCAAGGGAGCGAACTTCTCCTATGGCGCGATTTAACTCAATGGCGGGATCTAGCGCGCTTTTTAAGGCAAAGCCTGCACCGACAATACCTGCCACACCCAGCCCGATTTTTTTCATTGCTGCTTCGCCACGTTTGCCCAAATCATCAATAGACTTCATCACCCCTTTAAGCGGTGCTGAAAGTTGGTCTGTTAAGCTGATGATATATTCAAGCCCTTGTGCTGCTGACATAATGAAACCCTAAAAGACTTTGGCGATACCGCTTGCGACGGCGTTTGCCTGTTGTTCAAAATACTGTTTGTGTAACCATATTGCGCGCGCTAAATTGTAGTCGCTGTTATCGGCGTGTGGTAAATAGTGCATACGTAGCGCAATGGCTTGAGATAACCCATTGCGCTCGATACTTTCCACACGCGCAGTTAGTTTTTTACGGTAATTTGAATTTCTGGCACAAACACTTCATTTACTTTCGCTGCTAGCTGTGCCGCCAGTGTTGGCACGTGAATAATTTCAAGCAATGCCTCTTTTTGTTCGCGCGCAACAATCGCCAACAAATAATCTTTGATAGGTGTCACTTTATTGTTACTTTCAATGTCATTTAACATTTGATCGTAAGCCGCGTTATCTCGAATAAAGGTAAAATCAACGCCTGCAACATTTAATGTGACGGAATCTTTAAGATTTCCAGTAAGTTTTTCTAACAATGATTGCGCTTGTGTTTTTTCCATTTTTAGTTTTCCTTTTGGTTTCTGTTTTGGTTGTTGAAATCGGTGATGCACTTATTGATAGCCGCATAAGCCGTAGTGCAAATCTCCAAGCGGTCTAAGGCTTGATTTAAACCCTCTGCTAAATCGCCGTTAGTGCGAATATTCACGCTTAATGCTCTGCATTCGGTGGTTTGTGGGCAAATCAACCGAATATTATTTGGCTTGGGTGCGGTGGTTGAGCACGCCAGCAACATCGTTAGGCACGCGGCCATAAGTCCAATTTTTATTTTCTGCATTGTTTAGCACGTCCTTTAGTTGTTGGCTGCGTTGTTCGGCTTTTTTGTTTGCTTGGTTGAGTTGAGAAGTCAATTTTGCATTTTGTGTTTCATACCGTTGCAACATCACTTTATTTTGTTTGATGGTTTGTTCACTTTGTTTAAGTAAAAGTGCGGTGGTTTCTGCTTGCTTTTTATAGTGCAAGGTGGAACCAATACAGCCTACAAACACAATCAAAAATACACCGATAAATAAGGCTTTAAATTCCATTATTCCCCCAAACATAGGGCTTTTTCTTTTGCTCTGCGGATTTGTAAGCCTTTTAGCACACGTCCGCCTGATTTGTTAAAATCTTCAATACGATTACACATTAATATCCAGTTTTCCGCTTGTGCTGCGCGATAAATCGTGGTTGCGACACGTTTACCTTGGGTTTTGCTGTAATAGGTTTTGATGTTGCCGCACCCCACATTAAAGGCGAGTGATATCATGGCATCATATTGATCTTGATTCATCTTGCGACCGTTGAAATCGGCGTTAATGCAATTTTCTGCCTCTTTGATGTTTTGGCGTAAATCAGCTGCCACCTCGTCAATGGTCAAAACTTTGCTTTTATCCACGTTATGTGTGTTTCCAACCCCATTCGTCCACACATCAGCGGGGCATTTGTACGGATTGCGCAAACAGCCTTCCAAATTCACAATCATGTAAACGGCTTGTGGGCTGACTTTATTTTGCTGTTCCGTTGGCAAGTTTTTTTGCTGAGTAAAAAAAGCAGTTGCAACAGCTGCGGCTGAACATAAAATCATTGCTCCAAATTTTTTACTCATCACTAATCCCTAATTTTTTTGCTTCAATTTTTGCCACTAACATTTTGTAGGCTAATTCATCTTTGCGTGCTTGTACGTCTTCTTTGTATTTTCGGTAAGCGATCCACACTGAAACCGCACCAAATAAAATACCGAATAATGATGCCCATTCATGCAAGCTATATCCTGAAATAAGCGCAGTGAGTGAGCCAATAAACGGAATTGTGCTATCTATTTTGCTATTCATAAAATTTCCTTAAAACATTTAGGAAACTGACCGCACTTGCTTGTTTATTATTGTTATACGTCAGCACAGTCAGCCCCTAAATTCGCTTAGCCGAGAAGATCGCGTGTATCTTCATCAGATAAATACGATACCCCGTTAATACGTACAAAATCTGGGCTTGTTACAAAATATTTTAATTTTTTCGTGGATTTCGCCCCGCCCTTAGGGTCGATATTTAACACATCCGTTAAAATAATCTTATTACCAAAGGTTTCCACTTTGTCGCGAATCCCACCACGTTGTGCAAAGAAGGTAAAATCCGTTTCGGGTAAACTGCGATAACTTCCTGCTGCGGCGGCTACAGCTGATAATTTTGAGAAATTTTTTGCATCTAATTCAATTTCGCCTTCTGCTGCCACATCACCGCTTACCCAACCATCTGGAATTCCACGTGTTTGTGCAACGGTACTATTATCTGTAATGGATAAACTAATAGACTCTGCATGAATAGGCAACCCGAATAAATAGAAGTCAAAACTCATTCCACTAATACGTTCCATTGTTTACTCTCCTAAGCTGTCTAAATCTAAGAAAATATTTGCCGTAATCTCTTTCGGGCAATCGTAAGGGCGAACCTTGATGTAAATGGTTACCTTGGTTTTGCTTTGCCATACAATCGTGATGGCATCATCTTTCGGTGGCATACATTCGCCTGGGAAATCCTTGCCGTTAATGGTTGCGGATTTGCTCATATCACGAAGCGGTTTAGCGAAATAATTTTTGTGATATTCCGTGCTTGATGTTGTGGAGTTAAAAGAACGATCTGCAATTTTCGCTATTGCTAATAAACGCACTTTACGCGCCACTTTATCCACTACACGCACGTTCTCAATCACTTGATAATCGCCCCCTTCTACATCTAACGTGCGACCGTCCGCCCAGTAGTAGCCGTCATAGTCTGGATACCACATCGGCACAGAATAACGGGCTGTTTCAAGGGATTTTAAATGCGCAAGAGTAAGCTCGTTTCCGTCTTTATCCTGCGGTTTATTGGCACTGCCTAGGCTCACTAATGCGCCTGTTTGTACCCGTGCAGGGCTGTCTGCCACGGTGACGGCACGATTTGCTAATCGCCCTGCCAATACGCCTGTTTCATTGCCAAATAATAAAGGCACTAAGCAAACGTGGTCGGCGACAATGGTTTGTTGCAAAGTGGTAAGTTTCTGTACATATTGATCCCATGTTTCACCGTCAGATTGATCATGATTAATACCTTGTACAGCTTGGATAAAGAAGGTACGACGACCGAATTTAGCAAGTAGTTCTGCATAGCATTCTTGCAGTTTGCCAATACTTGCTTTATCTACGCCTAAATATCTAGTATTGACACAATATTCAAAAGAGGCGGTTTGATTGGCTTTTTTCACACATTCGACAAAGTCGTAACCGTCTTCTTGTGCGATATACACGTGTGCGAACCAGTTTTGCCCAGCATTAAGCATTGCCGCACGCACTTGTTTTTTTAAGTCGGTATCGGTTTCGCCAAATACTTTGTCAAAATCAGAATCGGGCGTTAATGCCAATAACTTTCCTTGATTAGTGGTGCCTACGCCAACAAATAATGCGTGGCGTTCAATTTCCTTGGTCTCGCCACTTAACTGATTAAGGGCGTTAATTTGTACAGATGGGAACATTCGTTACTGTCCTCTTATGGTTGTGATAAAAAATTTATTTTTTAGAAAACTTCTTGTATTCAATCCAAGCACGGATAATTTCAGGCGAACGCCACACTGCAATAGCAATCAGTAATAATGCAAAGAGTAAATAAGCGTTGTTCATCGTGGAAATCTCCTTGATTAGTTGGATAAATTGAATATAATCATTCATATTAATTAACTCCTTATTGGTTAATGGTTTGTAAGGGGTTTACAACCTCGAATCATTGCAGTGATTCGGGGTTATTTTTTTGTCTTTCTATGGCTGTAAGTGATAGCCTGCTTTTTCAAAGCCTTTCAATAATTCTTCGGTAATAATGTCGGCGTTTCGTTTTGGGTTTTCATCTAAAAATTCACGCTTCGGCATTTTGTAAGAAACTAAACCTTGCGGTTGGTTGATCTCTTTTTGTTTTTCCATCATTCGTATAATTAAACCTGCTTGTCCGCGTGACATGGTTTGTTGAATGCTTTTTAAGCGCACTTTTTTATATTTTTGTTTACCTGTTTTGGTTTTCCCATTGCGCACTTGATAACCCAATTCCCTTAGCCGACGTGCTTGTTTTGGTGTCGCGGGTTTGTGATTTTGTGCCAACAATTTTTTTAAGGCTTTTTTGTCTTTTTCCGTTTGCTCAACGGGTACCTCTAAACCGTATTGGTGTATCGCACGGACTTTTGCCCAATGAGATTTTTCATAAAACAGTTTTCCACGTTCGCCTTGTTGCTCTAATTTAGAATTTAAATTAGCCGCACTTTCTTTCAGCAATTTATTTTTACGCACGCCACCTTTTAATTTTTTCTTTCTAGGTGTCCAAGTTTTACCGTCTGGCGATTGTTGATGAGTCACATTTTTTTCAGCATTCTTTTTTAATCGCCACAATACTTTTTGCATCACTTGATTACGCATTTGCGGCGTAAGGCGTAAATACAGTAATGTATGCTTTAATTTTTCTACCGTGCCAGGCTTTAGCCCCATTAAAATGCTCATTGTTCAACCGTCGCCACAACATCAATATATTCAGCCGTAAAGACTTCAATTTCATCTAAACGATAATTCACACCATCAATTTTTAATTCGCCTTCGCTATCTTCCATTGCCGTCAGTGGCTCACGGAAAGCGATAGTAAAGATTAAATCTGCCGTGTTATCATCGATAATGTCTAAATCAAATGGGATTTCACTTTCATCCAGTACATCTCGCATTTGGTCGTTTTCGTTTACCCACACTTGAATATGCGCCATTAGATAAGCGGGGGAAATTTCGTTGAATGGCAAAGCCGCAAAGTGAAATACACCGTTATAGGAAAGGTGGCACACTTCAATGCCGTTTTCGGTCACTTGTCGCCCTTCATTCAATAATTTGCCGTCTTCAATCCAGCTGTAAAAATTCCCGTGATAACGTTTCGGCAATTTTGTGAGTAAAAACGCCGTCAGTTGCTGATAGCGCATTTTCTTTACAGTAGCCATACCGATCCCCGTTTTTTACCTTTCAATGTGCGGATAGCGTGGGTTGCCTCTGCCAATAGGCTTTTTTGCTCGGTCACGTAATCACGATTTTGATGAATCTCACGCCCTGATATGGTGTTAAATTCAGGTAATAATTCCGCTTTCGCTCTGGCAAATACCGCTTTTTTATAAAGAGTTTCGGCATAATTTTCGCCATTAATCAGAGGGCTTGAAATTTCTGTCACAGAATTGACCGCACTTTTACGATAACTTTCTGCTACGTCAGCTAAATCCAAATCCACCCCTTGCATTGCCGCAACTAACGCTGCTTTTACCATTTCAACAGGAATTTGTAATGGAATGGCGCGTTGCTTTTGAAATTCTTCCACGTAAATATCTGACCAAAAGCCGTTATTTGTGATGACGGTATCGTCATAATCTTGTGTTCTGCCGTTAAACATTGCCTTCCTCGCTGTTTTGGAGTGGGCGGGCAGTGAGTTTTTCAATAACAAGATCAAAATCAATTTGGCTTGGTTCCAAACTCAAGCCCGCCACTTGGGGAAGACGGTTCGGGTCGTAATCGCCCGATTTTGCCAATGCGTTTAAACGCATGACACAACGCTCAATCATATTTTTTACACCCGCTTTCTGATTGAGTTGGAAAGCGCGGTTACACAATTGGATAGCCAGTACAAGGGTTTCGGCATCATCAATACCACTGGCTTGTACTTTGCCTTGTGGACTGCGTAAAAGCAGTGCCGCCGCTAATTTGAGCCACTTCGCCGTGACAATTTCGTGCAACTTCCACTGGGTCGCCACGTTTTTAAAAGTTTGCGTAAAATATGGCTCCACGGATTGACCTGCTGAGGCGGTTTTATCGGTCCAGTTGTAAATTTGGTCTGCGACAAAATTCGGCAATGTGGTTTGCCACCCTTGCGGCATAGATTGATTTTGCTTAATTGCTTTCTCAGCCAATGACAAGGCTCGGTCAAAATCAGCAATGTCAAACAAATACACAATGCAATAAACCAAGTAATCATTCTGATAAATTGCCCCTTTATCTAAATATTCATTCACAAAGGGCAACCACTTCGGCAAAAAGCGGTCACGCTTGTAATCTAATTTTTCGGCACGTGTCGAGAATGCGCGTACTGCGTTCACATCATTTTGTAAGGCGATTTCAAGCACGGCATAATCATTACCGTGAGTCGCAACCGCACTTTGTTGTGTAATGCTCTCTGATACTTGATTAATTTCTGCTAGTGCCTGCATTTGGCGTTGAAAATCTCGCATTCCCATTTATTGTTAATTCCTATACTTCGCCGTTTAATTTCACTTTGGTGTGGTCGATTGCGGTCATTAAACCTAAATCTTCCACAACATAGCCTTCTTGTCGGTAGTAAGATGTCACCAAACCTTTTTTATCTTCATCGTTACGTAAAGAGCGACGTACACTTTCAGCCTCGGTGTACACACTTAAGTTTTTAAGCGTTGTTACTGCTGCAGCACGTGCTGGGAAGTTTGGCGGGGTAATGGCGTTCATTCCACCAAATGAGCCCATTAAGTTATGTGAACCTAATGCGGCTTTTTCCGTAGGGGTTAAGCCATGTTTTTTCTGAATGAGTTTCGTTTCTTTGCTGACTAAGTCTGCACCAACAAGGAAGACTAAGTCATTACGGTTTTGATGACGGAAATCTAATCCTTGTTTTAAGTCAAAGGCTAAATCATCAAGGTTCGCGTAATCGGCATTATCACCAAAAATGGTAATTTTGCCTGAGGATTTTGTAGATTCGGTCATAAAGTTGGCCGCACGTTGTTCTTGTAAAAGTTTCAACCAGCCTTTATTCACATCTGATAAATCCGTTTTTGTAGTGTTAGTCGCCACGCTTTGACCATTCCAGCCAATTTGCAAAATATCAAGGGCAACTTGGTTTTGGAAATATTCGCTGTAAAGTTCTACAAGACGGTCTTTGAAAATTGCGAATGAATCAAATAACGACCAATTCACTAAAATGCCGCTATCGGTTTCGGATAACTCATACCCGTTTTGAGAGTGATCTAATGTTGCAAGGTTTCGGCCTGTTTGTTTACGACCGGTTACGCCTTTTTCGGTTGCACCGAATAATTTAGTACCTTTAGTATGCGCAACTTGCACCATGTTAATTCCTTTCAAGAAATCAGAACGCTGTTGAATGTTTTCGCCCAATAATGCTGCTTCAGGTGCTTTAAGTGCAAAACTTTCTCCACGCAACACTGAATCAAGAGGTTGATTAAAGTGTTTCGCTAATGCTGCCGCTAGGGCGTAATACGCTTGTTTATTCATTGTTAGAATCCTTTTGATAAGTCGATGTTGTAACCGTTTAAGCTATAAACATTTTCTTTTTCAACGGTTGGTACACCGCTTGGCACGGTGGTTTGTTCTTGGCTTAATTCGTTGAATTTTTTATCCAACGCCTGAACCGTTGTTAAAAGTTGATTGAACTGCTCTGCTGTTACGCTTTGCGGTTGTTCATCTTTCTTTTCTTCTGGTTTGTTTTCTGGTTCTTTGGTTTCTACTTTGGCTGAAAAATGATTGTCAATTTTTGCGCCTAAACCATTCACCGCCTCAATTAATTGCGCGAACTGTTTATCGTTCATTGCATCGTCCTCTTTATGATTGTTGTTATTGGGATTTGGTTGTTCTTCCGTTTGGGTGGAAGATGAAAATAACTTTTTAAAAACATTCGCTAAGGTGCGTAATGCCTTTTCTTCTTCAACATCTTCTTTTGCAGAAAAATCTACTTTGATAAATTCACCGCAAACACTGCCTTTTTGTTCAGCGTTGAAGAATTTTAATTCTGTAGTACCTACGGATGCTGGGGAATCGGTTACACCTAAGCCCGATAAATAGGCTTTTCCGCTGTTGCGGAAATTCGGGGTAATTTCAATACTGGTGAATAAGTATTGTCCTGCACGGTTGTATTCGATTAATTCTTTATTGGGTGCGATGATGGCAAAAAGTTGAGTTTCGCCTTTTTCATTTTCTTCGACTTTTAGCTCAATGACCTGCCCCATGTTGAACCAACGGCGATGTTCTGGCCATAAATTCGCGGTGTAGTGTTCTGGGTCGTAGGTTTCTGCCATTTCGTGCAATTCTTGGGCAGTGATTTGACGACCATCTACGGTGTAGCCCGATGTGGCGATACAAATAAAATCAGTTTTTAGTTTTGATTTGTTCATTTTAGAAATGCCTGTGTTTCGCTTTGTTTGCGTAAGTGCGGTCATTTTTGCCGATCTTTTTTACAAAATCACGGGGCAAAATTTGGATATCGTAGGATATAGGCGGATAACGTGCTATATCCTACGATATCCAATTTTTACTATTCAATTTTTGCTGTTTTTATTGCCACAATACTTGCCAAGAACACAAACAAACACTAAAACACATTAAAAGACGATGGCTGAACATAAACTAAGAAAGCGAAAAACAAGCCGTTATGATGACGAAGTGATTTATGCGGCAAAGTTTTTATATTTAAAAAAATACACGCCGAAAGAGATTGCTGAAGAATTAGGTTTAAATAGCACACGCCCGATTTATTACTGGGCAGAAAAATACAACTGGCGCAATTTAATCAGCGAAAGCGGAATTGAAGAATTAATCGCGTTACGCATTATCACGCTGACAGAGCGTGAAAATAAAAGCGATCAGGAAATAAAAGAACTAGAAGCCCTGATCGATAAAGATATTCAGTATAAAAAGCAACGTGCCGCAACGGTGGCGAAAGCCGTGGCAAAAAGTGCGGTCAATTCTGCGGAGGTTTCTCACAATGAACGCAGTTTTGCAAACAGCGGTGACGGTGACGAACGCAAGAAGAAAAAACGGGTTAAAAATGATATTTCCCACGTTACCCCCGAAATGTGCCAGCCGTTTATTGATTCGTTATTTGATTATCAAAAACACATCCGCGCTAACAAGCACCACGATGTGCGCAATATTCTGAAATCGCGCCAAATTGGGGCAACCTATTATTTTAGTTTTGAAGCGTTGGAAGATGCGATTTTTAGCGGCGACAATCAAATATTCTTATCAGCTAGTAAGCGACAAGCAGAAATCTTTAAAAATTACATCGTGAAGATGGCGAGGGAATATTTCGGTGTTGAGCTAACTGGCAACCCAATTATTTTAAGCAATGGCGCGGAACTGCATTTTTTATCGACCAACAAAAATACGTCGCAAGGGAATAGTGGCCACGTGTACGGCGATGAATATGCGTGGATTCGCGACTTTCAGCGATTCAATGACGTGGCATCAGCCATGGCAACACATGAAAAATGGCGTGAAACCTATTTCAGCACGCCCTCTTCCAAATTTCATGAATCCTATTCTTTTTGGAGTGGCGACAACTGGCGAGATGGCGACCCTAAACGCAAAAACGTGCCATTCCCAACTTTTGCAGAATTGCGTGACGGTGGGCGACTTTGCCCCGATGGTCAGTGGCGTTATGTGGTGACGATTGAAGATGCACTAAAAGGCGGTGCGGGCACGTTATTTAACATTGAAAAGCTGAAACAACGTTATAGCAAATATGCGTTTAATCAGCTTTATATGTGTGTTTGGATTGATGATGCGGATTCGATTTTCAATGTAAAACAGCTTTTAAAATGTGGTGTTGATAGCACGAAATGGAAAGACTTTAACCCGAAAGCGGATCGCCCTTTTGGTGATCGTGAAGTTTGGGGCGGATTCGACCCCGCACACAGTGGCGATGGGGCAAGTTTTGTGATTATTGCTCCGCCAGCCTTACCCAGTGAGAAATATCGCGTGCTTGCACGTTATCAATGGCAGGGGCTTTCCTATGTCTATCAAGCCAATCAAATTCGCGCCCTTTATGAAAAATACAATATGACCTACATCGGCATAGATGCGACGGGTGTCGGTTATGGAGTTTATGAATTAGTGAAAGAATTTGCCCGCCGTGCCGCCACGGCGATTATTTACAACCCCGAAAGTAAAACAGGTATGGTGCTGAAAGTGCATGATTTGGTTGAGCACGGACAGATTGAATGGAGCGAAAAAGAATTGGATATTGTACCGAGCTTTTTAATGATTAAGCACCAATCAACCAAAAGTGGCAATACGATGACATTTACGGCAGAACGCACCGTCAAAACGCAACACGCTGATGTATTCTTTGCCATTTGTAACGCCATTAATAAAAAATCCTTAAGTGATAAACCTCGCAAACGTCGCAGATGGAGCGTACTAAATGAAAACTAATGTAAAAACAGACAATAAAAAAGGGATTGTTATTGCCCCAATTAATGACCGCACTTTTTCATTAAATGAAATCAGTGCCTCGCCTGCACTAGATTATGTCGGCATAGGCTTTGATGAAAATTACAACTGCTATTTACCGCCAGTAAATCGTCACGCACTGGCAAAATTGCCTCATCAAAATGCACAACACGGTGGCATATTACATAGCCGTGCAAATATGGTAAGTGCAACCTATGAGGGTGGTAAAGCCTTGTCTAAAATGGAAATGCGAGCACTATGTTTAAATTTAATTCAGTTTGGGGATGTTGGGCTTTTAAAAGTGCGTAATGGGTTTGGGCAAGTAGTACGTTTAGTTCCACTTTCCAGCCTTTATTTGCGCGTACGCAAAGATGGCGGCTATTCCTATTTAATGAAAAAATCGCTTTATGATACCGCACAAGAAATCTATCGCTATGATGCGAAAGATATTATCTTCATTAAACTTTACGACCCTATGCAACAAGTTTATGGATCGCCCGATTATGTAGGCGGTATTCAATCAGCATTGCTAAATTCTGATGCGACAGTATTTCGCCGTCGCTATTTTAGCAATGGTGCGCATATGGGCTTTATTTTGTACTCCACAGATCCCGACTTAACCGAAGAAATGGAAGAAGAGATCGCAAGAAAGATCAGTGAATCTAAGGGAGTTGGAAACTTCCGTTCCATGTTTGTGAATATTGCGAACGGTCATCCTGACGGGTTAAAAGTGATTCCGATTGGCGATACTGGAACAAAAGATGAATTTGCCAACATTAAAAATATTTCGGCACAAGATGTTTTAACCGCACACCGTTTTCCTGCAGGTTTAAGTGGGATTATTCCGACAAATACAGGCGGACTTGGCGATCCGTTGAAATATCGTGAAGTGTATCACTATGATGAAGTGATGCCATTACAAGAGATTATTGCAGAAACAATAAATCAAGATCCAGAAATCAAAAACTTATTAAAAATCAAGTTCCGCGAACAAAATTTCGCAAAATAAATCTTTGTTTTTAGCCTGTACAAAAAGCCATTCATTGATATAATTATTTGCAGTTATTTTTTGTGATGGCTTTGGGGAAAATGGCAAGAACAACAGATATTTACTGCACTGTTTGCAATTCAAAATCAGTTATCGAAAGATCTGAACGAATACACAGTGAATTTACAAGATATTATTGTGCGTGTAAAAACCCCCTGTGCGGTCACAGATTTGTCATGAATATGGAATTTAGCCACACAACACGAAGTAGCAAATTAACTAAAGATAAATTACTTGAACTAGTTTTAGGTAAACTTTCAGAAGAAGAAAAAGCCAATTTAAGAAAGATATTAGATGAATAAAAAGCCGCTAGAAATAGCGGCTTTTATTATGCAGAAAGTAATCTATTTGTTGCTAGTTGAGACAAAAAGTTACTTCTATTCTTATATTCTGGATGAGTGGCAATAAACTGATCAATGCGGTGCAGTAATAACGCTGGAACCGTAATATTAATTTTTTCCGCCTTACCCATTAAATGAGTTAAATCTACATCAACAACAGTGACAATAAAATCTTTATATTCGGGCTGATTAATATATTGTTCTATTGGGTTAGATTTAGGCAATTCTTCATCATCTTCTAACATCCCTTCAATGTGAAAAGAGATTGCTTCTTTTGCGTTTAACATCGCTTCTGATAAGGTATCCCCAGCAGAAAAACAGCCTGGCACATCTGGCACAGATACCACATAACCATCATTTACTTTTTCGATACAAATTGGGTATAACATTTTTTCTCCTATTCTTATAAGGGGGCTTTACAGCCCCGCTTGTTTTTTAATGCTTTTTTCTAAATGCCCCAAGTCTTTCCTTGGGTGGGGAATCGTGACCGTTCCCTTTTTTGTAGGATGTTTGTATTGATGATGACTACCTTTAACTCTATCTAAATACCAACCGTCCTCTTCTATCATTTTTATTGCTGTTTTGCTATCCACTGTTTCTCCCTCTTGCCTTTCAATGGTAGTTATTATACCTACTTAAAAAAATAAAACAACTATTTTATAGGTATAATAACCACTTTTTTAAAAAATTATTGCAACATCCCTTTTTCTTTCATTTCATGCAACGACACATAAGACGATTTCAAACTTCCGTAAGGTGCTTTTGGCTCAAATAGCACCAACATTTGCGGTTTGTTGTTTTGGTCTGTTTCCTCGCCTGTTTCGTTATTGATGAAAGGGATACGAGAATTGGTGATATACACGATTTCTTTTGCATTACGCACACACATATCGAACCATTTTGTTGATCCGTCCACATTAAGCAACATCACCACCGTTTTGTTATGTAACACGCTTTGCTGGATAGCGCGCAACACAAACGGCAACGGGTTACTATACGGCGGATTCATCCAACAATAACGTCCTTGCCAATCTGCGGTTAGCGTATCTTGTTCTGGGCTGATAAAGTTTTTCACTTTGGTGTTGTGTTCCATAGCACAAGCATCTAGATCAAATTTGATGTTGAAATATTGTTCCGCATAATAGAAAACCCACCAAGGTGTAGCCCATAAGTCTTTATCTGATTTTTTGGTATTTGATTTCATACTATTTCCGAATTTAAATAATTGATGAATCTCTCCCCGATCCACTTGATCACAGGCACAGCCATCGAATTGCCGATTGCTTTATAGCGCGGACTATCAGGGCAATCATTCGCAAGTTTGTTACGATATGGGATTTGCGTATAACCTGGCGGAAAGCCTTGTAGTTTTTCGCACTCTGATGGTGTAAGTTTGCGGACTGTTAAGCCATTAAAAACACCGTGAATATCTGTAGTTGTTAATGTGTAACTTACTCCGCTGTCATCAAATCCATTGCCATTTCCGCCGTTATGCGGTTGTCTGCCGATAGTGTTACCAGCAAGAGCAATGCAAGGGATATTATTACCGCCAGTCCCCATGCGCGCCGTTAGTGTCGGCGTAGTATCATCATCTTGTATGCGTACTACGTCGGAGCGGTGAGCAATATCAAATAAGATATTTTCTCGCCCATTATTGCGCCCCAGGCAGTGGGCAGTTGATGTGGAAATAATCGGGTCTTGCGTACCATGTACTACAATAGTTTCAGAGCCACCACCAAGCGCCCCACCACTAGCTTTTACTAGCCCCCCAATACGGATTGGCGATACGTTCCAAAGCTTCCCTCAGCGTAGCAGGTAAAACCTTGTTGCGTTTTTCCGCACGATTGAGAATACCCTTGCAAGCTTTTGCGCTCAAAAAGTATTTGGGCGACGCTTCTTTCTCTAGCACTTGCCACAAGGAACACGCGCTTGCGTCGTTGGGCGAGTCCGAAGTATTGAGCATCGAGGATGCGCCACGCGATAGTTCGGGACGAATGCACATAACCAGCGTTTGACCATTTTCCCCCTGTTGGTTGCAATGGCTCACGCTCTTGAGCCAATCCAGCCAAAAAGTGTCCGAAGGCGTTGTCCTTGGTGGATAGGACACCTGGTACGTTTTCCCACAGCAGAATGCACGGCGGTTTATCATCTTGGAATCTAACATAATCAATAGCCTCTAATATGTGTATCAAAGTTAAAGTGAGATTTCCTCGCTCATCATCTAGCGAGTTTCGCAACCCAGCGACAGAAAATGCTTGACAAGGAGTACCTCCGACAAGCACATCTGGAGCAGGAATTTCTCTGTTTATAATTTTTTGAGGTAGGTCTGTCATATCCCCAAGATTTGGGATGTTGGGATAATGATAAGTAAGCACGGCACAAGGAAAAGGTTCAATTTCACTAAACCAAAGTGGCTTACCTAAGCCTTTCCATGCCACACTTACTGCTTCAATCCCTGAACAGATTGAACCGTAGGTAAATATATTTTTTTTCATATAACCCCTAAAAACACCCTAACGCTGATCACACTACCTATAACCCCTGAAGCAATCGCAAGCAGGATTAATTCAAGATGATTTGGCATATTCTGTTTTTCAAGCCGTGCTATTTCTTTTGAAAAATATCGATAAATAAGTCGATGACTTTCCTCTTGTGTTTTTACCCAACTTGCGGTTTGTTGCGATTGCACAGCAAGATCCCACACTTGCGCTTGTAAATTTTTCAGATCAATTTGACCGCACTTTTCCGCCCGTTTTGCCGCTAAGATTCGGCTGATTTGTTTCTGTTTTCTTTTATTCATTGCGTTTTCTCCTATTGAATGCGTTGGTTTTTATGAAAATCTTTGAGTTTTTTAAGGTTTCTTAGACTTGGCACAGGGGAAAGCGACGTCATCATGTTTTGATTCCGTTTCACTAACTGCACATCGTTCTCGGTGAGTTCTATGGCTGTATATTTATCTATGATCAGCCGTTTGTACTTGAATAAATAGTCTAATTTTTGTGCGCTAAGGGGCGCGCAGATCGATTGTGTCAGTAATTTGATCTTTTGCTCAAGAATTGAGCGGTTACAGTTACTGACACAAGTCCAAGGCGCACTGCGTGCGCTATTGTTAGCGGTTGAGCTACGCTCAACCATAGATTCTGTGCGTTGTGCAAAATCTTGTGGGCGTTTTTTAATTTGCCATTTTTTGGTGCGTGAAATGACTTGTTTTAGGCTGAATCTATTCGCTAAACCAATAATGGCTTTGCGTTGTTCGCCATATTTATTAGCAGGTTTAGTTTCATAATCTAGCTTGATGGGTTGATCAGTACGTTTAGCCAGTGCTCCGCCTTGAATTTCCATGTAGGCGGCATAATCATTCGCTATGCCTGCGGCTGCTTGGGCTTTATTGATAATTTCATCATCGGCTTGACCGCTGATTAATCGGCGCAATTCACGCCAAACACAAATGGATGCGCCGCCGTAGAATTGGAACTGACGAATGCCCCAACGGCTCGCCCATGCACGAACGCGCAATGCGTTGTCGTGTAGGCTTAGTGTTGGGTCTTCGTCTGATACTTCTCCAGCAAGGGCGAAACCGTCAATATTTTTCGCAATATATTTGGCAATGTACGCCGTTGCGCTGCCTTTTGTTTTATCGCATTCTTCCACTTTGCAACGGTGTTCTGCCGCGCCTTTTTCATTGCCGTCTAGCTCTAGAGCTTTTTGTTTAAATAAGCGGATGACTTCTTCTTTATGTTCTGCTGGCACATAAGCTAGCGCATGCCAGTGTGGTGTGCCGTCTTTGTGCGGCTCTGCCACTCGCATACCATAAAATTTAATATCACGTTTCGATAATAAAGCGCGGAACTGTTGCCACACTTTGTTTAAATAGTTTTGCGTATCTCGTGGATTAACCCCCGACCATTTTTTGTTGCCATTGCCTGCGTGGAATGATGATGGCGCAGTGAGGGTTAAAAATAAGGCTTCATTGTTATTTTCTTCTGCCCACTCTTCCAAACCACGCAAGCGCACCATCATTTCATTTCTGCGTAATGCTGGGTTAGAAGATGATTTCAAGAACATGTCGAAAAGCTCGACCTGTTCTTCTGGGTTGTCGATGTTCTCAATAATCATCGCACGCAAGTAATCGTGATTCTTGCGTTGTTGCAGTTGCCATTCTTGGAAACTTTGATTAGAGATATAACTGGCGGCATTGGCGCGCACCTCGCCACAGGCAATAGCGATATGCTCGACCATACGTTTTTGTATGTCTCGCATTTGCTTAAACCACCATTTTTCGCACGTCAAGCGAATTAAAGTGCTATCAATATGTTCGGCTTTGATGCGTTTGTCATTTTCTATTTTTTCCCAGTGAGGGATTTTGAAACCTGCAGAAAAGGCGATTTCGCCACACCATTTATAGAGCTGATAGAAATAGCCTTGAATGTCGCCCTCGTTGTCTTTTTCGATGCCATTTTTTAAAAAGTGGGAGCAATCACATTGAAATCGAATAAATGCCGTTGCCATTTCATACGCCATTTTTTTCAATTTTCTTTCGGTGATTAAATAGAAAGGTAATTGTTTTTGCTTTTGTTGGGTGCCTAACAGTCGAAAATGAAAACCGCTGTAATGTAATTCGTTGTAGTGTTTGGCAAGTTCTTCACGGGTTGGTACGGTGGAGAACTGCACAGCTTGTTGCATTTCATCTTTAACGGATAGTAACCATTGCGGAGTGTTGATGAACGCTTGCAAAAAATCCATATTCACGTTGTATTGTGAAAAGACTTTTTTCAAGCGCACATCTAACACATCGCGTAAATAATCATTAGCGTGGCGGCGTTGTTTATTGCCGAGTAAAAAAGCAATGGATCCATCGTCTTTTACGCTACGATAGGCTTTAAGATAAAGTTTGCGGAAATATTCACGCTGACGTTGGCGAGGTAGGTTTTCAAGTTTTTGTTCGATAAACTCAAAATCAACTGGATTGGTGGCGAACAATTCTAGCTGCAGTGGCGTATAGCAGCTTTCATCAAAAGGCAGTAAAGTGCGGTCAAATTTATGCCCATTTTCTGCTGCTTGATAACGTTCACAGGCAACCACCGCCATATGTGCCTTTTTGGCACTGACGGTGTTGTCACGTTGCTGTTCCCACATTTGCATATTCATTTCGGCTTATTTATTATTAAAATTCATCTAAAATAAATTTAGATGAATTAAATTAATAGATATGGATAAAAAAGGGTTTATGCCTGCGCATAAGTGGCTTGAATTTCGGCGATGCGTGTTACTTCGCTGTGAATGGCGTGTAGCACGTTGCGCATATCTTCAAGAGTTTCTACTTTCTCATTCATCAATTCACAGTAAATCAGCTTGTCCAACAAGGAAGGTAAATCCTTACATACTGCGCCGCCTTTGCGCTGATAAGTGCCGTTTTCATTGAGTTCAATTTTGTACAGGATATAAACGTGGTTTTCGTTTAACTTAAGGGCATAACGTTCAGATAAATCAATAATGTGTTCTTGCATAAGAGTTTTCCTTAATGGGCAAATTTGGTGTAGTTGATCCAGTTGTCTCCAGCCGTAATATATTTGCTGAAATAATAATTTGCGGCTTCTTCATCGCCTTGGCGTTTTGCGTTGAGCCATTTTGCGTATAAATGACAGGCTTCTTTGTGCCAGCGATCGGCGTATTTTTTGATAATGGTTCGGTTTTTCGTTGCCATTATTTCCCCCTTGTGTGTGGGTCGATATTGTAAAAATCACGACGGCTTAAAGCGCGCGGAAAAGGCGTGCGAAGTGCTGACATGGCGTGAAAGGCTTTGGTTAATTTATCAATGCCTTTTTCGTTGTAATGCCATAACTTATCGCCAGTGAGACCAGGCGAGATGTAATCTTCAAAAGGTTCAATATCTGCTAACGCTTTTAACATGCCTTTTTGCTCATCGGAAAGATGATTAAAAGCACGTTCAGTGGGATATTTACTCAAGCCCATTTCATGCAAGGCTTCTTCGCTATTTCTTGCTTTCGACATGGGCACACCGTTTAAACGATGCCATTTTTCTACCGCACTTTCGTTTTCAGACACATACATTGCCGCGCCCTCGCTTTTTTATTTAGCTGTTTTGTTGTATGCTTGCCCTAAATTGAATAAACGATTACTTAATTTAAGGAGTTCAGAAGATGAACGATCAGATGCAAAAAACACTTCAAGATATGCAAACACAGATTCATCAGCAGCATTTACAACTGGCACTTCAAGAACGTGTAATGGGTTGTCTTTTGCGTGGGCTTGCACGTCACCCTGATGTGATTGATGATGTAGAGAATGAGCTTCACGCGCTGATTGCTTCAGTGAAGCAAACAAATCCCGAATTGCTTGATGTTCTGCTCCCGTATATTGGGAAGTTGTCTCATCGTTATTAGCTTGTTTGCGTGGGCAGTTCTCACGCCATTTCGCAAAAATCGCCGAAAGCTGCTGATGATCTTGAGTGGTATCTCGCTCGACTTCTGCCTGATACTGAAGAATAGCGAATCTTTCTTGAATTTCTTCGTTGGTTAAATTGTGTTTCTCGCAATATTCTTGAAAGAAAAACGTGAGTGATGTTTTAGTCATTGTCTTCCCCTTATAACTAAAATCTTTTGGAAATTACTCACAATCCTTGTAAGGATTGTTCGCTGCTTCGCAGCCGTTGGCATAGCCAACGTTCAAAAAACCTTGTTTTTTGTGACCGCACTTTTGTGCGGTTTTTTATTCTTGTTTTGCCGCCTGTTTGGCAATCGCGATTAAATTCACTAACACTGAACCTCTTTCCGCTTTTTTATCTGCAATAGGCAGTTCGCCTGCCGCTCTCATCTTTCGCACTTTGTCTAACGAAAGCCCAGTAAGCTCGGCATATTTCTTCAACGTGACATAAGGCGCATGGATCTGTACATTTATACAAATTGCATTTTGGCCGTTCATTGCTTAAACTCCTCTATCTGTAAATAATGGTATATATTACCTTTGGGTCATTTGACCCCTTAAATATACTTCGGGTCATTTGACCCTGTCAATAAAAATATTAAGGTCAATTTGCTAAATGAAAGAATTTATCGGTGGCAAGGATGTTATTTCTCGCATAATGGAAGCGTATGGTTTTGCGAATAGAAAATTATTAGCTGAACATCTTGGAATGCCTCACAGTACCTTTGGCACTTGGGCTAAACGTGGTTTTTTCCCTGCAGAATTAGTGATCCGTTGCGTGAAAGAAACGGGCGCAAGATTGGATTATGTGGCCTATGGAAATGAGCCGATTTTCGATAATTCAGACGACCTGAAATATTTTCATGCAATAAAGCTAGAAAGCGGAAAATCTTTCATAATGGAAAATAAACCCTTTCTTTTGCCTTACTTACCGAATTTAGACAGCCGTGAAAGTTATGACAAAGTGTTTCGTATTGATGAAGACAATCGCACCTACTTTGCCACTAGCGATTACGGCAATTTAGTGGATGGCGAATACTTCGTCATCGTCGAAAACTCCCATCTTATCCGTTATATCACTGTGTTACCTGCAGGAAAAATCCGTGTGGACGGTGGCAAATTCAGTTTTGAATGTGAATTGAGTGATATTGATGTGGTTGGGAAGGTTATTCTTAAAATGGAGAAAATGTAATGAAAAAATTAATTTCAGCAGTTTTAATTGCAAGTGCTTTCTTTATGGTTGCCAATATGGCAGATGCACGTGGGCGTGAGCCTTGTTCCGGCAAGAAAGGCGGCGTTTCCCATTGTTCCGGTGGCAAGTTTATTTGTAATGATGGATCGGTTTCTCGTTCTAAGAAAATTTGTAGAAGATAGGAGGCTTTATGCGTAAAACATCTTTGTTTGCTCTTTCTATTGTGTTGTCCACTTCAGCCTTTGCAGTAAACAGTAATCAAGAGCTTTTTATCAAAAATTCAGTTGATGAGCTAAAAGAATTTATTTTTAAAACAAAACAAAATAATTTTATTGGAAAAACGTATTCAGTCGATGAAATTTATACTGATTACACGAACAATGAACTTGCAGCAAACAAGAAATATAAAGACAAAGATTTAAGAATTAAGACAACAATTCATCAAATCAAAGAAGATGTTTTTGGCAATGCGTTTATTATTGCAAAAATTAAAGATTCAATTATTGGCAGTGCGCATTTTAAAGTAAATGAGAAAGACTCACGCATTTTAGAATTATCAAAGAATAATAGCGTTGATTTAGTTTGTCGGTTTGATGAATATTCGCTTGATTCACTTAGCTTTAATCAATGTTTATTTACTGATCAATTTGTTGATAAGTTACTTAATCCACTAAAAGAACGTTTATTAAAAGTTGATGAAATGGATTACAAGCCTAAATCAAAAATAGAACTTGGTTTAGTTGGTATTCCTTATACTTTTACTGATGAAATTATAAATAAAGTCTGCGAGAAAGATCCTAAAAATTGCAGTATGGATAATATTGGCAAATCTAAATTATTTGATAAAAAGAAAACAAAAGATATTGATATTGATTTTGAAAAGATTCAAATAGAACTTGTTAAAAAATATGGTAAAGAATGGTATGAGTCTTTGCCTAAATTTCCAGTAGTTGAATAAATGGCATTTCGTAAAAACACAAAATAAGGAGCAAAAAATGTTTACACTTTCAGCTCAACAAGCAGAACAATTTGCTGATTTGATGAAAACGGGCCACTTTAAATCAGAACATGAATTATTTGATGAGATGCTGAAATCTTTTCAATACCAGCAGAAGTTAGCCACTTTGCGCAAAGAAATTGATAAAGGCTTAAACAGTGGCGAGCCTAAAGCTGTCACTGATATTCCTGCTTTCTTCCGTGAAATTGCAGCACGTTACCATGGCTAAACAATTACAGGTACTCCCTGCTGCAGAAGAAGATTTAGAGGCTATTTTTGCTTACGGCGTTGAATCTTTTGGATTTGATCGTGCTTTTGCATTTTTAGAAAAATTTCAAAGGGCTTTTTCACTTTTATGTGAATTTGATTTAGGTAGCGTTTTTGATGATTTTTCTATTGATATTGAACTGCGTCGCTATGTGGTTGAGGGCTATGTGATATTTTTTAAACGCGCTTCTGATTTTATAACAATCGTTCGTGTTCTACATGGCTCGCAAGATGTTGAGACGCAATTTTCTTAATTATGGCAGTTCGCAAAGACACTAAAAACGGAAAATGGCTTGCAGAAGTTTATGTAAACGGCAAGCGATCGCGTAAATGGTTTTTAACCAAAGGCGATGCGCTACGTTTTTATAATCAAGCCAAAGAACAAAAGACAAGTGCGGTTGATTCTGTACAAGTTTTGGAATCAAGCGATTTGCCTGCGTTAAGTTTTTATGTGCAAGAATGGTTTGATTTGCACGGTAAAACGCTGTCAGACGGTGGGGCTCGTTTAGCCAAACTAAAGAACTTGTGCGCGAACTTGGGCGATCCACCTGCCAATGAATTTAATGCTGAAATCTTTGCCGACTACCGCAAACGCCGCCTTGATGGTGAGTTTTCCGCAAACAAAAACAATCCCCCGAAAGAAGCCACGGTAAACCGTGAACATGCTTACTTGCGGGCCGTTTTTAATGAACTGAAATCATTGCGAAAGTGGACAGCTGAAAATCCCCTTGATGGTGTGCGCTTATTTAAAGAACGAGAAACAGAATTAGCATTTTTATATGAGCGGGATATTTATCGTTTATTAGTTGAGTGCGATAACTCTCGAAATCCTGATTTGGGCCTAATTGTCCGAATTTGTTTGGCAACTGGTGCACGTTGGAGTGAAGCTGAAACGCTGACCCAATCACAAGTTATGCCATATAAAATCACCTTTACAAATACAAAATCAAAGAAAAACCGCACTGTGCCGATCAGTAAAGAATTGTTCGATATGCTACCGAAAAAGCGTGGCAGATTATTTAATGATGCGTACGAATCCTTTGAAAATGCGGTTTTGCGTGCTGAAATTGAGTTACCCAAAGGGCAACTTACCCACGTGTTACGCCATACTTTCGCCAGCCATTTTATGATGAACGGTGGGAATATTTTAGTGTTGAAAGAAATTCTCGGTCATTCAACTATCGAAATGACAATGCGTTATGCACATTTCGCTCCATCGCATTTAGAAAGTGCGGTCAAATTCAATCCGCTTTCTAATCCTGCACAGTAA